GTGCCCATCAGCGTGGACCGTCTCTACCGCCATGTAAGGTTTCCCGTCGTCTCCGGTGCGCTGCGTCTCGCCGCGCAGGGTGTCGCCCCGTTCCACCGCCACCACCTTGCAGTCCGTCCCCGCCCGCACGAGGGGTGCGGTGAGCATGTGCAGCGCCGGGCAGGTGTGCATCCGCGACGCGTTCGGTGGCAGCGGCCTCGTCCGCTCCGTCGCGTGACAGTTGGGGCACACCCAGTCCTGCCACCCGTCCAGCAGGGGAACGCTCACCGGTGCCCCAGGTCAGCGGGAGCCGAAGTCATGCCCGGCCGCCGCTTTTGCTCTCAGCCTTCACTTCGGCCTTCGGCTCGGCTTTCACTTCCGCCTTCGGCTCCGGTGGCTGCTGGGCGTGCGGGTTCGCCGACGCCACCATCGCCTCGTCCGCGACGACCTGCCGGAACGGCACACCCGGCGGCAGGCTCCCCGGCTCGTGGAGCTCGCCGGTGCCAAACAGTGGCGTGAACCCGTCCGCGTCCAGCACGTCCGCGGTGGTCATGTCCATCACCTTCACGTCAGGCATCTTGTCCTCCGGTTGGTTTCGCGGCGATGTAGGGCGCGATGTTGCGGCCGTTGAGGGTGATCGCGACATGCTGCCACTCGTAGCCGAGCTCTTCGATCAGCCCGGTCAGGTCGTCCAGCTGGTAGTAGCCGTAGATGTCGTGCCGTTCGACCAGCAGCGACGGGCGGCACCGCTTGAGCGTGGCGGCGAGGCCGCGGAGCGCGTGGAGGTCGGCGCCCTCAACGTCGAGCTTCACCAGGTCCACGCGCGGCTCAGACGCGAGGTACCGGTCGAGCGGTGCGGCTTTGACGGTGCCGCCGGCGTCTTCCACGACCCGCGTGGACCCGCCGGACAGCTTCCCGTTCGGGTCGTCCAGCCGCAGGGACGTCTCCGCATCCCACGCCGCCACGTTGACCACGTCGACGTTGCCCACGTCGTTGAGCGCGACGTGGTACCTGAGGACGGCGGCGGTCGCGGGGTTCGCCTCCACCGCGACCACATGGCTCGCCTTCTTCGCCAGCCGCAGCGCCCACCGGCCCACGTGGGCGCCGACGTCCACGAACACGCCACCATCGGGGAGCATGCTGTCGAGGATCGGCTCCAGGTTCTCCTCATGCCCGGTCGCGATCCAGTCGTCGGTGTGGGAGCCGCGCTGCAGCCAGTGGAGCCCGTCGGACTCGCGGGTGGGGAGCGGGACGGTGCCTTTGGCCGGGGGGGAGACGGGTGCCGCGCCGCTGTACTGCTCCAGCATCTCCAGCACCGGTTTCCAGTACGTCGCCGCCACGAGGTCAGCTTCGTACCGGAGGGCGAACTCCCGCGCCTGGTCCCTGAGCTTCTGGTCGCCGCGGGCCTGGTAGGCGGCTTCCCACGCCTTGACGATCCGGCCGGTCAGCGGGACGTGCCACCACGCCTCATCTTGCGGCACCCACACCGGCTGGCAGCCCACGACCCACCCGGCGCCGCACAGCTCCGGCTGCGCGCTGTTGTCCGCCACCACCACGGGCGTGCCGCATGCCTGCGCCTCAACCACCGGCAGCCCGAACCCCTCCCCGTACGACGGGTTGCTGAGCACGTCCGCGGCGCCCATCACCCCCGCGACGAACCCCGGCGGGTACAGGCCCGTGATCTGCGGATAGTTCGCCGAGAAGTACACCGACTTCTCGATACCGAGCGACGCGGCCATCGGGCGCATGTCGATGCCGTGCGGCGACGCCGCGATCGAATGGACGTACAGGACGGCGTCCTTGTGCCGTCTGCGGAACTGGGCGAACGCCTGGAACTGCTCCCCCCACGCCTTCCGCGGCGGCGAGTGGCCCTTGTTCGCGCCGACGATCGCGATGACGAACGCGTCATCCGGCACACCCATCACCTTGCGGGCCTCGCTGCGCTCGCTGGCGTCCAGGGGGCGGAACGTCTGACAGTCGATCCCATGCGGCACATACGCCGGCGACAGGCCGAACTCCCGCATCAGCTTCTCGCCATACCGGCTGATGGCGATCGGCTGCGCGCCGGACGCGACCCAGAACCGTTTGTCCCCACCTGACAGCGGCCACGAGTGGACCGGCGCCCACACCGCCGTCGCCAGCCCTTGGATGGCGTCGGGGTCGATCGCCCACGCGTCGTACAGCACCAGCACCAGCCCCGGGCCCTGGCCGAAGAACGACCGGGCGTGCTGGCCGAGGACGTCGTTGCTGTAGGTCGTCAAGCCCGATGGGAGGCAGGGGATGCCTTCCCACCGGTCCGCGCGCTGCGCCAGGCCCGTCATCGCCGATATGGCGACGTCGTGACCCATCGCAGCCAGGCGCGGGGCGACGATCGCGGCCTGCTCGCCGTACCCGGTACCGGAGCCGGGGTAGTTACTGTGTATGAGTACCTTCACTGGGTGATCACCTGCGCCCCGGCGGCGAACTGCGCCACGTCGAGCCACCGGCTGTCAGCGAAATATTCGACGTACACCATCAGCGGCTTGCCTGCTTCGGCGTCGATCACGATCCGCCGCACCAGGGCGGAGTCGGCGATGATCCCGGTGTCAACGAGCGCCTGCGCGAACGTTTCAGACTTGATCTTGGTTTGCATTGGCCCTCCGTGACCGGTGGGCCGCTCGAGGCACGGAACCTGCGGCGGCCCACCGGGGCCTAGTAGTGGTTGTCAGATGTTGCCCATCCAGCGGAACGCGTTCTGCGCGGCGACACCCGAGCCGACCCTCCAGAAGAAGAACCAGCCCTGGCGCCCAGACGGCGCGTCACCAGTGCCCAGCGACTTGACCATCGGGTCGAACAGCATCGTCGAGCCGATCCGGTCAACCACGACGAATCGGTCCCACGCACCGAACACGGCGACACCCGACGCGAGCGCCGTGGAGCCAGCACCGCCGACACCAGCTGAGGTGAGCGACGGCGACTCGTAGATCGCCTTGTTCAGCAGCCGGTCCGGCACATCCGAGTTCAAGTTCGCCCAGAACCCGCCGCCGCCATACTGGTCGAGGCCGCGGATCTTGTTGATCGTGGTGATGTTCGCGATCCACGCCACGTTGTCCGACAGCCTGAACCTGGGGCCGACCGCCGCGTTGAGGTTGTACACGTCGAGGACACCGGTCGCGGCGCTGGAGAATGCGCCGTTAGCGGTGCCACCGACAGAGGTGACCCGCTGCGTCGCGGACAGGCCCGGCAGGATCCCGAGCGGCATCCCCGTGTTCGGCCCAGTCGTGCCACCAGTGCCCAAGGCGAAGGCGGCTTCTTCCCTGATGTTCTTTTCGTCTGCCAGCAAGGATGGAAGCTGCGAGGCGTAGTCGGTGTCTGACATGGCCTCGAACGAGCCCGTCACCCACGCGGCGGCCTTCTGCGGGATGATCTGGATCTGCCCAACGGCGGTGCCGGCTTCGGGGGCGATCGCGGCCTCGTTCAGCCACGCCGACGTGATCCCAGCCGAGTTGACACCCTGCCACGCGTTCGACGTGGTCTGCTCCACGCGCGCGAGCCGCCGGTACGGGTTCGTGCTGCCGGAGTTCGTCAACACTATGGATGTGTCCAGCACGTAGGGGAGCAGGAACCCAGCCTGCGCGGTGGCGGTGGTCAGCGACGCACGGGCGATCTGCCCCTCACCCTCCGGGTCGTTCAGGTACGTCCGGAACGCCTCCATGTAGGCGTCCGTGCCCGTGGTGAGCATGTACCGGGCGATGTCCGGGCGGCCCTGCGCCTTCCGCGTCGCCTCCTCACCGCGGTGGCCGGGGAGCAGTCCGCGCTTGTCGTGCATCTCGATCGCGGTCACCGCCCGCGACACCATCTCGCTGCCGGGCACCAGGTTCCGCTGGACCTGGTCGATGTCGGCGAACGGGTCCGTCTTCCGCATGAACTGCGGCGCGTCCCCGTTCCAGGTCCGCGCGACCTGGCCGTTGCCGCCGCCGTCGCCGTTCTCACGGTTCGCCGGGTTCTGCGCGGCCTGCGCGGCGCGGGTGATCATCGCCATGTCATCCATCGCAGCGGTCAGCTTCTCCCGCTCCGGCTCGATCTCCTTCCACCGCGCGATCAGGGTGTCCCGCAGGTTCCCGTCGCTGTCTTCGGTGGTGTCCGGGTTCTGGTTCATCTCCTCGAGCTTCGCCGCGATGCGGACCTGCTCATCGGTGAGTTCCTTCAGAGTTGCCATGTCATCCCCTTCGGATGATCCCGGCCTGGCTTGCCATGTCCTCGTAATGGATCTGCCAGAGCCTGTGTGCGTGGGACCGGGACGGGATCACCTCTTCGGGGGTGACACCGGTGAGCTCCCCATCAGGGCCGGGGAACTCGTCCTCATCGCCGGTGAACTGGCCCTCATCGCTGCCGATGACGGTCATCCGAACTCCCAGGAACTCCGCGCCTGGGTACGCCTCATACAGCGCCGGGCCGTAGTTGAGCAGGCCGAGCGCCATCCGGGTCACGCGCTGCCTGGCGCCGCCGCGGCGGCGGTAGCGGTCGCCGGGGCCGCGCAGCGGCGGGTCCGACTGCAGGTCCGGGCCCTCGAACGACTGGCCGGTCAGCCGCCCGGCCTTGATGTCATCGAGCACCTCTTCGGCGAGCGGCGTCTTCTTGTACTCGCTGCGGGTGAGCAGCCCCCGGCTGTCGGGGATGATCTCCAGCGGGGTCGCCAAAGGACGCTGGTACTCCGGCGCCTGCGAACCGTCGAGCGTCTTCCCGTGGTTGTAAAGCACCTTCACCCGGTTGAGCCCACCCGGCGACTTACGGAGGTGGTCGAGGATGCGGTTGAACGCGCCCGGGTGGATGACCTCCTCGTAGTCGCCCTGCCCGTCGCGGATCCCGACCGGCTGGCCGAACACCGCCGCATACGCCTCCACGACGCGGCCGGTGCCGTCGCCGTCGGCCCTTGACACGATGTGGATGTCTTCCAGCGGGCACACCCGCGTCACCAGCCCACGCGACACCGAACCGCCGCCCTTCCGTTTCCGCGCCTTGCCCGCCAGCGCGGCGAACCTGGACTTGCCGTACTTCTTCCGCCCGATGTACGCGGCGAGGGCACCGGGGTTGGAGGCGCCTTTCGCGGCGAGCTTCCCCTTCAGCGCCTTGAACCGGGCACCAGAGCCGAGCGACGCAGCGCGCGCCACGTCCGCCTCCGGCGCGGCCCCGTCGATCGCCTCGAAGTCGGGGACGTCCAGCCCGGACAGGTCGGGCAGGTCCGGATGGTCACCGTCCCAGGACGCGTCCAGGCCGTCAGCGTCGTAGTCGCTCATCCTCATAACCGCCTTCTCGTGGGTCAGGGCGCGGCCGACATTCGCCGCCTCACGGGCAAGGGCCAGCGCCCGCCTATCCACCTCACCGCGAGCCGGTGAACCCGCCCTGAAAGTCCGCGCCCCGTACCGCTGATGCCCGGCCGCAGCTTCCGCCTTAGTGACCAGTTGCGGCTTGCCAGTCGTGACGTTGTGCACCCACATGTGGCCCGGCGGAGTGGCAGGCAGGCCCGTCCCGTGCTTCGTGTGCCCGACCTTCGCCCCCGGCGGGACGTGCCCGTGGTGCTTCTCTTTCAGCGCTTCCGCGTCAAGAGGAACCCAGTTGTGCAGCCAGTGGCCGCCCCGGCTAAGCAGGTCGCCGGGTGCGTACAGGTCAGACACCGGAGACCTCCGTACGATTGGGTTCGTGAGCGGCACCGTGGTATCCGAGATGACCGGTGGCGGCCCACTAGACGGCCAGCGGCTCAA